ATCACGGGGGTAGGCGGCTTGCTGGTACTCGAGGCGGCGCAACGACGACGAGCCCCAGTTCAGATTCACAAGCTCTTCCAGATTGGAACCACGCACTTCCGGGCCTGAGACAATGACAATCTTGTTTGCCAGGGCACCCAGCAGCGTCTCCTCCGTCACATCCTTTGCAAAGTGCTTGTGCAGCGTAGTGGACAAGTGGTAGGCAATGCGGTTCAGCGTAAAGGTCGTGGACGTGTGTGGCACAATGCTCAAAATCAGCGGCACATCCGAGGGAAATGCCTCATTCACGAGTGTCACGCACACGGACTCGAAGGACACATTGTCGTATGCATGGTCCACGCCCGCATTTTCCTGGTGAAGCGCAACGACCGGCTGATCTTGCTCGTCGGAATACACGTGCACTTCAATGAGTCGCATGCCACGCGCCAGGGCAGCCGACACGGGTTCAAAGGTCGAACCTCCGCACGAGTAGTCGCATAACCTTCCGCCCTTGTCGATCGCAGCAAGTGCGGGTATTTCTTTGAATTCGTCATACAGGATCCACCCGATGACAAGCAGGAGAAACCCTGAAACTACGTTCTCCATTATGTTCCTTTCCGAGGAATTTTGAAGAGAAGATCGCGAAAGGCATTGACAACCTCGTCAGGCACCGAGGTTCCCATCTCATTCTCGAGCAAACACGACAGGTGAAAGTACAACACATACATGCCGCATTCGGAATCCTTGAACTGGTGACGTGTCGTATTGTACGTCAGCTTCATGGGCTGCTTGTGTACCTTGGTCGCATCCCACTGCTTGGCCCAGCGGTTCATCAGCTTCTTAATTTCCGGTTCCGGCGTCATTGCATAGGAATCAAAGTACGTCATGCGGGGATACTCGAGTTCGGGGCGAATGTCACAAAAGACACCCACCCAGTGCTCGCCCGGCCCGTCGTGCACATCCGTATTGACTGCAATGCCAAACCGATGTTTCCCCTTTTTCGCCAACTTGTCAATCTTGAGCGAACACAGAGTGGACACCAGGCATTGCTGTGTCTCGGACTTCAAGTCGAAATCCATCGGCACACATCCCAGAAACTCGTAATCCTCAAACAGATCCACGTAACTCCGTTCGACTGCATCAATGTCATCGGACGACAGCCACTCGTGCCGGTTCTCCTTCCATGTATCCGGCGCCTTGCCCTTGACAAGCATGGATGTAATGATACAGCTCGGAGCACCTTGGCTACATGTGGAGTGAAATCTGGTTTTTAGGGCTCCCCAGACCGATTCAATGGACCCACTGGGGATCGGAGGTTCCTGTGGGTGTTCCCGATTGTAGACCTTGCGAAGGTTTTCTACTTCCGCCTTGTCGACAGACATTGTTCTCTTCTGCGATTAAAAACAATGGTTCTTTTGGCCTGAAGAACAAATGAGTACAACGATCGTCACCATGTTCTTTAACCTTACGACATTACCCGACGCAACCCCTGCAGTCCGGCCCCAATCGTTTTATATGGAAAAGGGACGTGCGACACTTGCCTTGCCGTATCCCATGGTGGTCTTTTGCGATGAGACAACCATTGACGAGATCAAACGTATTCGTGGCGATCAGCCCACGCAGTACATTGTGAAGCCGATTTATGAGTATGATCTGTACAAGCACAACTACGCGACAATCCGGAAGAATCGTGAAGGCGTTGCCAACTATATTGGAAGTCGCAATACATCCTCCTACTTTCTCCTGTGCATGTTCAAGTCCTTGGCGCTTCTCATTTCCAAGCAGCAAAACACCTTTGATACCACGCACTTTGCTTGGATCGACTTTGGAGGCAGCCACGTGATGCGCAACTTTGACCAGGGAGCTCGCAGAATGGTGGAGAATCCGAATCCCAAGGTCTCCTTTTGCTACATTGACTACCGGAGCGCAGATGACTTGTGTGTCATTGATTCGCGCCTGACACGCGAGGGATGGTGTGGAGCAGCATGCACGAGCTACACAGTGGAAGGCGCGTATATGGACCGCTTCTACAACGGAACCATGGCAATTTTCCACGAGATGCTGGCCAAGGGCGTCGGCCACAACGACGAGCAAGTCATGACGTATTTCTTCAATCGGTACCCGGAGCTTTGCTCGATTTATTACGGTGACTACTTCTCGATCCTGTCCAACTACAAGTACCCGTGTGAGGATTACAATACCATTCGCTGGTGTTTTTTGAACAAGGTGCAGTGTGCTGGACGCTACGATCTGGCACGTGCGTGTATTGCAGCTCTGTTCAAGTCCGTGGCCGATGGTCACTTGGCAATGTCCGATGACGAATACAAGACATTGGACACGATGTCTCTCTTGTTCCGCAACGAGTATGGTCACGAAATCAATCATCTGTACACGGAGCGGACAGAGCAGCTGCAGGCAGAAAGGTACATTCCCGCAAATGCTGTTGTTCTGGAGCTGGGTGCGCGCTATGGAACCGTGTCGTGCGTCATCAACCGCCGCCTATCGAACAAGCTCAACCAGGTGTCGGTGGAACCTGATGCGCGCGTGTGGGATGCGTTGGAACGCAACAGATACTGCAACAGCTGCTCCTTCCATATCGTCAAGGGCGTTGTTTCAAAGAAGAAGCTTGCTCTCAATACCAATGTGCCGGACGGATATTGTACGCAAACGAAAGCATCTGAGGACAGTAGTCTCACATGCTTAACGTTGGATGAGGTTCAAGAAAAGTACAATCTTTGCTTCGACACACTGGTTGCAGATTGCGAGGGATTTTTGGAGAGCTTCATGGATGAGAATCCGGTTTTGTATACCCAGCTGGTCCGCATCCTCTTTGAGAAGGACTGCCCGGACCGCTGCAACTACGACAAGATCAAGGAGCAATTGGTTCTTCATGGGTTCAAGTGCCTGGTGGATGAAACGCACGAGGTCTGGCAAAAGTAAAAACGGAAACTTCGGTTTGTAAATCACTGGAAGTAATGGACACTCTCAAGCCCGCCCTCCAGCGTTTCCTCGACCTCAACAAGCGCATCAATGACCTCAACAAGCAGGCTTCCGAGCTTCGTGATCAGCGCCGCACGGTCGAGCTGGATCTCTCGGCGCTCTACGCGTCAACCCGTGATCTCCCCAACAAGGTTGAGCTCAAGACCTCCGGTATGGTCTTCAACGTCAAGCGACCCAACGAGTGGAAGAAGGGATGGACGCTCTCCAAGAAGGAGCTCGAGAAGCTCCTGCACGATATTCTGCCCGAGCACGGAGAGGAAGTCATGAAGGAGATTGAGCGTCGTCACACGCCCACGCTCGTCTCGGACGAGTACTCGTTCGAGCTGCGGGCCGCCTCCAAGTCCGACTGAATCATGTTCCGAAGGTCATTGTCCGACCGCGAAATCTTGAGCTTCGGCTGCTTCAACGACTCATAGATGCGATAGACTGAAAGAGTACACATAAAAATGGTGAGGACGCTCACCGCACTGATAACGGCAATCCCCATAGGATCCATTTTTTACTTACATGCGAAACCTTCAAGAGCACGGATACGCAGATTGCAAGTGAGCATCTTTTTGATTTCCGTTCGGAGACTCAAAAGGATTATGCGGTTTTGGCGGCGGCGGAGGCTGGGCACGGACGGTTTCCCGTTCATACGGAATACATCCACATTCTCGAAAGACGATATACCAACCGCATCCCTGACCAATCATAGCACATATGCACGGGATGAAGGACTCCATTAAAAATTGGTTTGTTGTACGTGAGTTTGTTCCGTTTTCAGAGCCCATCATCCTCGCGCTGTTCAAAGTACTCTCGCATCTTTTGCTCGATCCGGACGTCGGACAATTCAAAGACACCGTGCCAGTTGGGGCGCAAGATGGACAGCACATCCGTGACTCCATCCAAGATCTTGTGGCGGTCGACATACTTGCGGTTCGCGTGGGTTCCGTGCCACAAATGGTAGACTTTGCCGGGCAAGTACGTCATGCGCGGGCGGGGCTTCTTGCAATAAGCCGCATAGCTGGACTGAAAAGCGGGTTTCAAGTATCCTTTGGGAAACCCGACACCCAACCATGCAGCCGCTGACAGGGTGTCGCCACTTCCCGTGATTCCAAAGTCGTAAAAACCAATTTCTCGGAACCAGGAGCGGCGAAAGGCCCATGCGAATCCGGGATGGAGCTTGGAGTCGAACGTCTTGTTCTTGTCCATAAAGGCAACCGACAATCGTTCCTGGGTTGCAGTCTTGTACGTGGAATCCATCCACACTGCATTGGAAAAGGGCTGGACGACATCATGGGTATCCAGCAGCTTGGACGTATCGTCAAGCCACGATGGACTGCCAAAGATGATGTCCGCATCCAGAAAAACCAGTTTCTTGTACCACCACGGCACTTTTTGCTCGAGCAATCTGCAGAGGCGCTCCTTGTGAAACAGCACAGATCGGGCCCGGACATGGAATGCATTGACAATCTCTGGATCGTCCTTGCCAAAGTTGAGTTCCAGAGTATAGTACGGGATCTTGGCACGTTTCAATTTTTCAACCGTGTACAGGTAGTTCATGAGAATCCGTTTCGAATGTGTCGGATTGAAAAACACGAAGCAAACTGCAATATCTCTGCGGGACGGCTTGCCGTACGCGCTCGTTCCCACGTTCACGACACTGCGGTCCATGGGTGGTGGGTCGGGTACACGATTATAAGCAAATGATTTGGCCTGACCCATTTACTTGAGTTAGATGGGAAAGATTCCAATGGGAAACGTTCCGAGTATTCCACCCAAGACATTGGAGGTTGCAAAGAAGTTTGGGAAACCGGTGGAGACAAGTGCGTATTTCAATCCATCTGCTGAAATCTTCTTTGATGCCAAGGATGCGCCACGCCGCCTCGTGTGGATCCAAGACAACAAGGTGACGGGATACACGTCGCGCATCAAGAAGATCCACGTGGTGTTTGAAACCAGCGACTTTTTGGTCGAGACAGCCAACACGATCTATCTCGTTGCAGGAACCGCGGGTCTCACGACGAAACCCAAGAGAGCTGTGGACGAGTGCGATGCGATTCTTGCGACTGCAGAAGAAAACGAACAAATCCAATCAAAGACAAAGTAAAGTCAATGGATACATATTGCCCTTATAATTCCGGAAACCGTGCATTTGGTGAGGAGGACATCCACACCGTCCTGCGCAAGCACGGGTTGCCGCACTATCGCATCACGAACCGCAAAGTGTTTCAAACTGCAATGGTTCACACCACCTATGTGAAGCGATTGGAGTATACCACACCTGACGGACGCCCGGCGCAATTAGCACCGTGTCCCCCCGGTGTTATGCCGCTGCAGGACGAATCCTACGAGTGTCTGGAATTCGAGGGAGATGCTGTGTTGGGCGCATGCATTGCCACGTATCTCCGCAAGAAGTTCCCCGAGAAGAAGCAGGGATTTCTGACCGACGCACGGAAGGAGCTGGTCAACAATG